AAGAACTTGGCCGGCGGCAGGGCTATGCTGGAGCATGTGCGACAAGGCGGTAATCCCTATGATGTGCGAGGGGTTCATATTGCAGAAATGGTTATGGAAATTGGCACATTGAGCCGTTTTCGACGCGCCAGTGCATCTCGTGTACTAGAAGGCAGCACGGCCGAATTGGTTACAGAAGCACAAGAATACTACCAGACGCTTCGTGAAAACATGAAGCGTTTGGCTAGCCCACGAGGGTATACTGCTTACTTTGAAACATGGCATCCTGCTACTATCAACGACCAGCAGGATCTAGTAGAAGATATCAAAACACTGTTCGTAGAACAGACACTGGACACACGAATTGAGGCAGCTTTGCCGCTGTTGGCCAGAATACAACAACAAGGAACTGCAATGAAAGAAGCTGAAATTTTTGAAAACTGGGTAAATCAAGTTACCGAAGGCACATGGACCGTGCCCGAAACTCCTGAACAAGAGAATAAACTGCGTGAGCTGCTTAGTACTGAGCTGATCGTTGGGGCAGATGCAATTGATGCCACAGAACAACTGTACGATCTAATCGGTGATGATCAATTGTTTGATCAATTGGCAGAAATTGCCAAAGATGATCCGTCTGCTGATGTTAGACAAGTGGTGATTGATCGTTTGCAAGAGTTAGGATACGATTTAGGAATTGAATCAGCAGATCAGGAACCGCCACTCAGTGAAAGTCGCGTGCTCGACGAAGCCGGTGAGACTTTTGGTCACATTTTGTCTCGTTTCAAACACGAAGTCAAACGATTTGAACAAGGCGACGAACTGGACAGTGATTTGTACGAAGCACTGTTTGACTACTACTCAGATCACGGAGAAATCCCTTACGGTATAGCCAAAGGTCGAGACGGAGATCCGTTTGAATGGGTTACTCAACGTCTGGTTCAAGACCTTGGTGTAAAAGAAGCAGACAACGTAGGCACGTTTGAAATGGCTGCTAGCCTGACCGGACACGGTGAACCTACAGTCGAAGGTGCTTGCAACAACACCATGGAAGGCGAGTATTGCCCATCACACGGTCTTCAGGAGTGCGGCGGAATGATGGAAATGGGCACTGTAGCAGGTGGTATGGCCCCTGTTATCGGTGGGCATGGTGTAGCAGAAGGCATGCTGGATAGTCCCGGGGCAGAAGACAGTCCGGTTGCGCAGGCAATTATCCGCAGAATTTTATTACAGCGTACAGACCTTTTGAGCAAGTACGGTCCAGAAAAGGTCGGACAAGCAGTTGATGAAGTTGCTGGTTTTGTAGGCGATGTAGACGAAATTGGATCCAGTGATGTATCTGGTTGGATTCGTCATGTTGAACAGATGTTGGGCAACATGGGCGAAGGTGTGGCGGAAAGCCCATTGGATCCGCTAGCAAGATTAAAATCCTTGGCTCTACGCAAGTAACATAAATAAACGCATCAAAGAAGGGCGTGTAGTGGCATGCCCTTCCGTAAACAACTAGTTAGGCAAAACACTCTACCGTAATGGTAGGAAGCACAGACAGGCTGTGTTAAAATAACCTTGTAGGCAGCATTTAAGCAAGTCTTAAATTTTTTAATCATATTAACGCACATGAAAGGCAACACAATATGGCATCCTTAGCAGAAATTCGCGCCCGTTTACAGGCAGCAGACAACAAACAACCAGGCAGCACAGGCGGCGGCGACAAGTCGATTTATCCGCACTGGAACATGGAAGAAGGGCAATCCGCCACACTACGCTTCCTACCTGATGGTAACAGCAAAAACACATTCTTTTGGATCGAACGAGCAATGATTCGTTTGCCATTCAACGGCGTCAAAGGCGAGATGGACTCCAAGCAGGTCATGGTCCAAGTACCTTGCGTTGAAATGTGGGGCGAAGCTTGCCCAATCTTGGCTGAAGTCCGTACTTGGTTCAAAGACAAATCACTTGAAGACATGGGTCGCAAGTACTGGAAAAAGCGCAGCTACATCTTCCAGGGCTTTGTGCGAGAAAACCCGATCGGTGATGACAAGACGCCAGACAATCCAATCCGCAAGTTCATCATTGGCCCACAATTGTTCGCAACTATCAAGGGTGCCCTGATGGATCCAGAACTGGAAGAATTGCCGACAGATTTGATGCGCGGCCTGGACTTCCGTATCAGCAAGACAAGCAAAGGTGGGTATGCTGATTACTCTACATCCAAGTGGGCACGTAAAGAGTCGGCACTGACCGAAGCTGAACAAGCTTCAGTAGACACACACGGCCTGTTTGACTTGAGCACATTCTTGCCCAAGAAGCCTACTGCAACAGACTTAGCAGTGATCAAAGAAATGTTTGAAGCTAGTGTAGACGGCCAACCGTACGACACAGAGCGCTGGGGTCAGTATTTCCGTCCGGCTGGTGTCAATGCACCTGCAGGCAGCACTGACGAATCAGCTGCACCTGCTCCGGTTGCAGCTACACCACGTCCTGCCCCAGTAGCAGCAGCACCAGCAGCAGAAGCTGCACCTTGGGAAGCCGATGCTGAAGAAGCCTCAACAGCACCTATTACCAAGCCAGCAAGCGGCAACCAAAAAGCCGAAGACATCCTTGCGATGATTCGCGCTCGTCAATCCAAGTAAAGGTAAATGCTTACATGGCCTGGCCATGTAAGCATAACTATCATGCAATTTAAACTAGAATTTGAAAATTCGCAAGAGTTTATTCTGTTTGATGTTCTGTATAACCATGACATAATTGAATGGTTTGTTGACAAAGCAAACAGTAATAATCACAATTGTTTTGCAGCTCCGTCGATAGCACAAGACTGCGATCAAAGATTGAATGATGTGCATTGGTCGTTGAGTAAAACCAACGAGGTATTATGGTTGTTGTGTGGCGAAAAGTTTTCCGAAAAAGACAATCAAATTGATTACTTAGATCAAAGTTTTCTAAATCGTCAGCACGAAGTTTGGGTAAAGTCACAGAGCTATATAATAGATATTGATCAACTAAGACAATCAAGTGACCATCGTCGAGCAAAAATAGGCAGGACTTTACACGATGCGTATCCGGACGAAATACGTAAAATAAAGCTAGCAGAAGCAATGATCAAGCTAGGGTACATTTATCCTTACGAAGAAGTAAACTTAACGGTACATCGTTTAGAAGGTCTTTTTGAAAACAATCTAGAATTCAAAGCAGATACAAAGTGGCAAGTGTTTGATAATCCGTTTATATCAACTATGGAATCCAACAACGACGTTGTAAATTTCGGATTTGGGTATACGTATGTAGGACGCCAGTACTATAACAAATGGAAATGTTTTGACACCAAGTTAACCCACAAAGATCACTACAACTTTGAATCATTGGAATGGGCATTCCAGGTTAATTTAGCTCGTCCTGAGACTATATCGCACAGCAAAGAATTTTTGTCTTGGTGTTCAGCGCATGCTATTCCGCCAGTGACTACTCAAATTCCAATTGCTAATGCAGTTGATTTAGAAAACAACTTGCATAGATACCGAACAATATTGTATAAAAATTCTCAACAGAATAATAACGCAAAGTTAGTAATAATTTAAAAAGGTAATATCATGGGAAAACCATTCGACATTTCAAAATTCCGCAAGGAAATTACCAAGTCCATCGAAGGCTTGAGTATTGGATTCAACGATCCGACTGACTGGATCAGCACAGGCAATTATGCACTTAACTACTTGATCTCAGGAGACTTCCAGCGAGGTATCCCATTGGGAAAAGTCACTGTGTTTGCTGGCGACTCTGGGGCAGGTAAAAGCTATATTTGTTCTGGCAACATCATCAAACATGCACAAGAACAAGGTATCTTTGTGGTCTTGGTTGACAGTGAAAACGCTCTTGACGAAAACTGGCTCAAGGCCCTGGGCGTAGATACTAGCGAAAGCAAACTGCTAAAACTGAGTATGGCCATGATTGACGACGTTGCTAAAACAATTTCAACATTCATGAGTGACTACAAAGCACTACCCGACGGCGAACGCCCTAAGGTACTGTTTGTAATCGACTCGCTGGGCATGTTGTTAACCCCCACAGACGTTAATCAGTTTGAAGCAGGTGAGATGAAAGGTGACCTAGGCCGCAAACCCAAAGCGCTTACTGCACTAGTTCGTAACTGTGTCAACATGTTTGGTAGCTACAACGTAGGATTGGTTTGCACAAATCACACTTACGCGAGCCAAGACATGTTCGACCCTGATGACAAGATCAGCGGCGGCCAGGGCTTTATCTATGCCAGCTCTATTGTTGTTGCTATGAAGAAGATGAAACTGAAAGAAGATGCTGACGGCAACAAAGTTTCAGAAGTAAACGGTATTCGTGCTGGTTGTAAAGTTATGAAAACACGTTACGCTAAACCGTTCGAAGGTGTACAAGTCAAGATTCCTTACACAACTGGTATGAGTCCTTATTCGGGTCTAACAGACTTGATTGAAAAGAAAGGTCTGCTCAAGCGTGAAGGCAACAGCTTGGTGTTTACTACTTCGGAAGGTGAAATTGTCAAGAAGTTCCGCAAAGCGTGGGAAGCCAATACAGACGGTTGCTTGGATGTGGTCATGAAAGACTTTGCGAACCAAACCGCTGAGGTAAGTACGTCAGAAACTGAAACCGAGGAGGAATAATGACTTCAGAAGTAGCAAGCGAAATTTGGGGCGAACTCAAGCGTTACGTAAACACCGTGGATCGTGCAGAAGCTGCTGAGACATTGGTAGCAGTGTTGATTGATCATGATGAAAGTGCAGAAGACATTCGCGATGCGTTTAAAAACGATGCAGATGTCAAACGTGCTCTTGCAACGTATCTAGACACAGACACTGGTTACGAAGACGAAGAAGAAACCGAAGACGACGACTCAGACAACGACTGGGAAGACTAAATGTGGTATTCCCGTGTGGTTGCCAGTCTGGACGCACTGCCCGATTTCATTCAGCACTACGAGCGCGAGCTAGACAGTGCTAGAGCAGACTGCAAGGTGGGCGGACTAGTCGAACGTAATATCAAAGAACTGCCGGGGATTACTGAGTATAGATTTAACCAGCTGCAAGAAATTGAAGCTGTGTTAAACTATCTCAATATTCAATTGCGCAAAATTCGTCGAAAGCACTTTCAAAAATATCTCGAAGGTTACGCTAGGGCATTGACCAGCAGAGATGCTGAGAAGTATGTGGACGGCGAAGACGAAGTTATCGACTACGAAACTATTATTAATGAAGTTGCATACTTGCGCAATCGCTGGTTAGGTATCATGAAAGGCCTGGATTCCAAGCAGTGGATGTCTGGTCATATTGTCAAGCTCCGTGCCGCTGGAATGGAAGATATTACGCTATGACTAGTGTTACTGGTGGTTTTGATGCTAGGTTGTATAAATAAACATATGGGGGAAGTATGTTTATTAACAACAAGTATTCAAGATGGTATAATGCCATCATCGAGCATAGGAAAAATAATACATTCAGCGGCTATGTTGAACGGCACCATATTGTTCCAAAGAGTCTTGGTGGCAGCAATAAGAAAGAAAATATTGTTGCTTTGACTGCAAGAGAACATTTTATCTGTCACCGCCTCTTGGTTAAAATGACCTCCGGAAAAGACAAAATGAAGATGTCCTTTGCTCTAAGAAACATTGTTAACAGAGAAAACAAATATCAACAACGTTACAAAATTAGTTCTCGAACTTATGCTGCTATAATCTCAACTACAAAAGCTAATATCTCCAAATATCAGTCTGGTGAAAATAATCCTTATTACGGAAAACAACACTCTGATGAGGTTAGAGAAAAGATGAGAGCTAAGAGGGCACTACAAGATCCTCCGCTACTAGGCAAGAGTCACTCCGTTGAGACTAAAGAAAAACTTCGTCAGGCAAACAAAAAACAATTTGAAGATCCTGCACAAATTGAGATGCGTAAAAAAATCACGCTGGCTCAAATGAAGGATCCAGCTAGGCGTCATGC